TATGCACGTTTGGAATATTTCTAATAAACTCCATTGAGTTTATTTCTCTTTTTTCTCTGTAAAATAAATCGTGATTACCCATTATAACGTAGACTTTTTCAAATGCTTTGCCCAGCCTCTCCATGTTTGATACTGTGTAGTTCATTGTGGACACGTTTGTACTTGCTCTGTGATGATGCCAATCTCCCAAGAATATGCAGGTCTCACATCCTTCTGCTTTTGCCTGTTCTATAAACCAATAAATGAATGCCTCACAGTCGTCGTTGTGTACACGACTGTTCCCCTTCATTCCAAAGTGTATGTCTGTAAAACAAGCAACCTTCTTAAAAAATGCCATTACTTACCTCTACCAAATTTTTTTATAATAATTGGAGGTTTAATATCCTTTGTTTTAAGTTCTTTGTATTTTGCGTTTTGAAAATCTTTTTCAGTCAGTGTACCTTTTTTCTTTAATTTTTTGTTCAATTCTTTTATATCGGTTTTGTTCATTACTTTAACGGCGCCATGAGCACTTTCCATTTTTTTCTTGTATGCTACTGTATTTCTTTCCCTTTCGCCTTGTCTTGTGTAAGATGGATTCATATTATTGTATTCTAATATATCATCTCTAATGGATTGATTTTTCTTTTCAATGTTTAATATTCTCGTAAATGAATTTGTTATTGCCGCTGTGTAATATGCAAATGGATTTTCTGATTTTGATTCGTCAAACTGCAAACCAATTTGTGATAATTGCATCAATGCTTGTGACTGCATTTCATCATTGTAAGTGTAACCTCTCCAGTTTGCTCTTGTGCCATAACGTTCACACAACTTCATGAACATCATTGCAAGGCTGTTTGTAATTTTTCCGTGATCACAAGAAAAAGAACCGTTGCTCATTCCTCCAATCCAATGACTCTTACCAACACATTTAGTTTTTCCTTTGTTGTCTAATTTGTAGTGTTGGAAAGGAGGAAAGTTAATTTTAACTTTTTTATCTGCCTCATTTTTTGGATTTCTTTTTCTATCAACATCATCTGGAATATGATCGTACGTCATTACTCTAAATACTAGATCTGTTTTATCAATTTTTCTTGGAGATACAGTAAAGTCAGAAAGTTTTATTTTCTTTTGTCCTTCTGCTTTTGCTTGTTCCCAGGCATCCTGCGTTAGTCTTTTTGCCTTGTTTTTCTTTGCTTGTGAAATAGTTCTAACATTTATTTTAGATAAACTTGGCACTATTATATCATATGTTGAGTCGTTGTCAGACACATACGAACAGTAAGTATTTTTACTGGCGTGTATTTGAATCAACAGATCCCGGTTGTTTAAGTACTTGACTCTTTTCATAATAATCTTTCATTTTTCTGCTAAAGTGACCACAAACAGGTCTGTTAAAGTGTGCCGTACGGGGAATTAAATGCGCCTATAATTGTGCCTATAAATATAGTTAAAGTATACGAAAAATAACAAAGGATTGCAACCATTAAAATGGACGAACTGACACCACAAAAACAAACATTAGGTAAAACCTTAAAAAATGCTGGCGGCAGTATTTTTAATAGAACACTGGGTAGACTATTTGGTGCTGGACTAGAGCCGGGTGCTGAAAAAGATGCTGGTAGATTAAATTCAAAAGCATTATGGAGAGTGAAGCAAGATCAGAAAGACTGGCGTGTAAAATTAACTTTGCGTAAGAATGAGGATATGTACACATTCTTTTTTGGAAAAAATTCAAGTCAATTACTCAAACCATTATCGCAAGACGGTGGTGTTACTTTTCCATTGACACCAACGGTGATGATTCAACATAACGCAAACTATAATCCGTTATCAACAACTCACGCAAATTATCCTTTTTACGCATACCAAAATTCAGAACCGGCGGCACTTTCAATAGTTGGAGAATTTCCAGTGCAAAATAATCAAGATGCACTTTATTGGGTATCGACTTTACATTTTTTTAGAGCCTGTACAAAAATGTTCTTTGGTGGTGATGATGCAACGAGAGGAAATCCACCTCCTATCATGACCTTAAATGGATACGGAAATCACGTGTTCAATAATGTGCCTGTGATTCTAACAAACTTCACTTGTGAGTTGAGAGATGGAATAGATTACATATCTACAGCAACAAACTCACTCACTAATATAAACATTGGCCTAGCCAAACGAAAAGGTATAGAATATACAGCGGCTTCCGAGTCAATACCTGAAACTTGGGCACCAACGTTGAGTACATTTACACTTCAATTACAACCTGTATACTCTAGAGAATCTGTTAAGAAATTTAACATGAAAGATTTTGTTCAAGGCAATCTTGATGGAACTGATGGAGTAGGTTACATTTAATGGCAAAATATTCAAATACATCTCCGTACTTTATTACTCCAGAAAATGAGGTAAGTCTAGATTTCTTCAATCCTAGAACTATCACGTCAGACGACGATGATGTAACTTATACTATCGACAGAATCTATGCTTACAGACCAGACCTATTGGCATATGACTTGTATGGCACACCGAGGCTTTGGTGGGTGTTCGCCCAAAGGAATCCAGATGCAATCGAAGATCCGATTTATGATTTTAAACCAGGAGTCACTATACAATTACCCAAGTTAAGTAATTTGCAATCTGACCTAGGAGTATAAACCAATGAGGTTAACCAAAGACGGCAAAGGTCCCAATCAAATTAAACTTGAGAAAGAAGGATACGTCCATAAAGGCACAAGTACAGAAAAAAAAATAGAAAATCTAAAGAAAAATTTAGGAGTTGGCTGGCAGAGAAAACTTAATGAACAAACTCTCAGAAGATTAGAAAAAAAGAAGAAACTGCAAACAAATACTGTAGGTGACGGAAATACAAAAACCAATGGTAAAGATGCCAAAGCCGAGAAAGCAGAATTAAAGAATGCTAATTTCAAAGCAGAGGATAACAAATTACACAAATACGCATCTTATTCATATCAATGGACACTGTCATCGCTGAGCCAAGATAACATAGACGATTGGAACGGCAACATTGATTCACTCGGACAAAATATTATTGCGAGATCCGCCGGCATAGGAGGAAAAGATACTGTGGTGGACCGTAGGAAAGATGCAGGCACAGGAGATGCCAGTGTTGCTGAAGAAATTTACGCAAGAGAAAGAAGAGGCGAAGACACGGCATTAGACACATTAAGAGACCAACTGGACATATATTTTGAAAAAGTTGTTATCACAGGAGTACACACTCCAAATCCAGATAGGAAATTAATGAATTTTACAAAAATTGAAATGGAATTGAGTGAGCCAATGGGCATATCGCTTTATGAAAAATTGAGAGCGGCCGCTGTCGCCAATGATTTCAGAGATCATTTGGACGCACCATTTTTATTGACCTTGGATTTCATAGGAATGGACACTGAAGGAAAAACACACAAGGAAATACCACGTAGATACTTTCCCATAAAGATTGTTAATTCCGAAATGGATATGGGAGCAGGTGGTACAATGTATACTCTTACTGCTGTACCGTGGACGGAATTTGGAATGGTCAATAGATATCTTTATACCAGAGGAACAGCAACCATAAAAGGTGGCTCCATAACTGATGCGTTGAAAAGTTTAGAGACAATTTTAAAAAAACATCAAGCAAAAGAGAAAGAATTAGATTACAGAACGATAGAAGATGAATATCGTTTTACTGTTGACCCGTTTTTCACAAGCCAAGATTCTCCAATAGACAACAACACAATGAGTATCTTCACTTTCAATGAAAAGGGCAATGACGGTTTTAGAGGAGAAATACATCACTTTGGAAAAGGAAATCCAAGAGCCCCAGGCGATCAAAAATTTAGACCACAAATAATGGTTGCAAGACCAAACACTTCTATTTCACATATTTTAGAAAGAATAATGCTGAAGACCAAATATTTTAGACAGATCACAAAAACGTTCACAGAAGATTATTGGGGCAAATTATCGGAGCAACAAAAAGGCGACGTGTTAAGCAAAGAGTATGTACCATGGTTCAAAATTGTGACAACTGTGCATACAGAAGCAGGAAATTTTGATCGTCTAAGGAAAAAAGAGAAAAAAATTATACATTATCACATCAAACCTTTCTTAGTACACATTTTAAATTTCGTTGTACCTGGTTTGGGTGGAGGAAGTTTATACGGAAAATATGTCAAGAAAAGATACAACTATACTTTTACAGGTAGGAATTTAGACATACTGGATCTAAACATAAAATACAAATACGCATTTTTCCAATCGCGATTAGTAATGAGTGATTATCATGATGACGAAGATAATCAAGATGCAAGTAAGGCCGATTTAGAGAAGGCACGTTGGGCATATGGAACAGGGGATTATCCAGAAAAACTAAATCCTCTAACCATGGAACCAATTTTTCAAGATTCAGAGGACAGCATTGTAAAAGGTTCAAACCAAAACAACATGACTGTAACGCAACAGTATTATGATTATCTTACAAATCCTGATGCTGACATGATGAGAGTTGAAATGAGAATAATGGGTGATCCAGCATTTATTGGACACGATTTCGCTATTCCAATGCCACTTGCAATGACCAATAAAACAGTTGCTTCGATAGAAGGAGCAGGCAGACTTGGCGGAATGGTGTTTGACGAAAATCTAGGAGCCTTCAATGTAGATCAAGCAGAACCATTGGTCACTTTAAATTTTAAATTTCCTAGAGATTTTGATGAGAAAAGCGGATTTTACTCAACCAAGAATAAAGACAACGCACAGTTTTCAGGCTTATATAAAGTTGCAAAGGTCGAAAGCATATTTGACCAAGGACAATTTACACAGGATTTATTAATGGTTAGATTCAAAAATCAAACAGGAACGGTCAAAGACACAGAATTTGAAGTAAAAGAAACCAAAGACAAACCAACAGGAACGGTTGGTCCATGGAGTATGAGATAATATGGCTAGAGCAACTCATTTATCAGGTGACGTATCACAATCGGCAGAATCGGCAGATAGAAAGATACACAAAATAAAAGGCAATGGTCCTTTTGTAGGTACCGTAAAAATAAACACCGATCCACAATTTATGGGAAGGCTTTGGGTGGCCATTCCTAGCATAACAGGATCAGAGCCAACCGAAGATGAATTAATACCTTGCGAATACCTGGCACCTTTTTATGGGGCAAAAAGTGTAGAAACAGCAGACCCAACCAATCCAAATAGTTACAAAGGCAGTCAAAACTCATACGGTTTTTGGGCAGTGCCACCTGACATTGGATCTAGGGTACTTGTAGTATTTGCCGAAGGAAAAGAATCAAACGCATTTTGGATAGGTTGTATACAAGATGCATATGTAAATCACATGGTTCCCGGTATTGCATCCAGCGATATGACAGGGCAAGACGCTCAAGGCACAGATTTTTCAATGTCGAAAGAACAGGAATTTGGAACGGACCAAGTGCCTGCAGGAGAAGTCAATAAAAAAACTTGGAAAGTAAATGGCAACACTTATGAAAAACTTAACAAACCAGTACACCCATTTGCAGAAACATTAAGACAGCAAGGATTGATACAAGACCAAGTAAGGGGAACAACATCATCATCTGCTAGAAGAGAATCGCCGAGCAGAGTGTTTGGTATGAGTACTCCGGGTCCTATAGATCCTACATCAAATGTTGATCAGTTAGGTCCACGAGAATCAAAACAAAATACACAAAACAGTAGGTTGGCAGGACACACTTTTACAATGGACGATGGAGATATATTAGGAAATAACAAACTTGTTAGATTACGTTCAGGTAGTGGACACCAAATTTTATTACACGATACAGCAGGAACAATTTACATTGGAAACGCGACTGGAAATGCTTGGGTAGAATTATCAGCCAACGGAAGCGTCGACGTATTTTCAGCAAACGCAATCAGTTTCAGATCAATGGGAGATATGAATTTCCATAGTGATTCTAACATAAATTTCTTTTCAAGAAATGAAATAAAAATGAGTGCTTTATCTAGATTGGTGTTAGATGGAGGAGTAATTCAACAACACGCGGATGGAGATATACAATTACAGGCAACCGGAGGTGCGATAACACAAAAAGCCGGAGGACCTATAATATCTTTTGGTGCAGGTGGTCAACAACATCATGCTGGAGGACAAATTCATTTAGCAGGAGCACAGGTGCATTTCAATTCAATACCACCAATGCCAAGCATTGTTTCAACTATGAAAAGAACTGCATTCAATGATCCTTCGGGTACAGGAACCAAAAGAGAGATGATTGACGATGTGTTACCTTCAAACAAATATACAACAGGACCAATAGAAGTCACAGATGACGGAAACATCACAATGTCAGGTATGAGAATGACCACACACGAACCGTTCCAATATCATTTTGATCAAGTTGTTGCCACTGTCGGACACGTGCCAACTGTTAACATGAATACAGTAGGAACATCAGAACACGTTGCTCATACAAATAGACAGAGTGACAATTTAGCAATAAGAACAATGCAATTTGAATCAGACCTAAAAGCACACCTATCTAAAAATAATTTATTGAATGGCGATGTTGAAAAAATAAGAATGGTTTCGAACGAGTTTGCACAGAAGTATACAAAACTTTACAATTTGAAAGACAATGGACCTTTCAGTAAAGTGAACGAATTAATATCAACAGGTGCTTCTATAAATGAAATGGTCAACAAATCAATTGAAAATATTACTACTGATAGTTTAAATCTAACTAAAGGTATAAAAATTGGAAAAGACGGAGTGCTTTTTGCAGATGGCCTTGCAAAGAACGTTAAAGGAACAGTCAACGCATTAAAGTCTGGTGACCTATCATCAGTAATAAAAGGTTCCACAACAGTATCAAATACACTCAACTCAATAGTTTCATCTAACAAAGTATTGAGCAGAGGACAAGCATTACACGGAAACACAATATCGGGTGTAAATGTTATCAAGAATACTTACAAAAATGTTGTAGGTGGACAGGTAACCGGTATCACTCAAATCAGTAGTGTCGTAAATAATGTGAAAACTGCCTTCTTAGGTAAGCCAACCTGGACACCGGGTGGTATGACTAGGGTTGGAGGTTTCGTAAATACATTTAAAAGTAAAATTGGTTCTATAGGAAGAAGCATAGGAAAAAGATTTGGATTTTAATGGCGTATAGCAACAACATAACAAATAAAGCAAAAGGACAAGTTTTCAAAGGATTTAGTTCTCGGGCGGAAAACTCAAACTACAAATTGTATGATTTTGAGTTGATCAAACAAGATTTAGTCAATAGATTATCTGTACGTAAAGGTGAAAGAGTTGAGAATCCTGAATTTGGTACAATAATATATGATGCAATATTCGAGCCATTAACAGAATCACTCAAACAACTTATTGCTGACGATATTACACATCAGTTAAATGCTGATCCTCGTTTGTCAGCAGACGAAATCAGAATCAGCGAATTCGAGCATGGAATTGCGATTGAGGCTAGTTTGACGTATGTTCCTTACAACATTACGGAAAAACTAACGTTCAAGTTCAATCAAGATTCAAGTTTACGCCTATCTTAATATACGCACATTACTATTACTATAAATATTGCAAAGACGCAATATGGCCACAACAGAACGACAGAACAGATTATTAGTTGCCGAGGATTGGCGTAAAATTTATACGGCATTCCAACAAGCAGACTTCAAAAGTTATGACTTTGAAACCATACGTAGAACTATGGTTTCTTATCTGCAAGAAAACTATCCAGACGATTTTAACGATTTTATTGAATCATCTGAATATGTTGCACTTTTAGATTTAATTGCATATCTTTCACAATCGCTATCATTTAGAATAGATTTAAATGCAAGAGAAAATTTCCTAGAAACAGCGGAAAGAAGAAATTCAATATTAAGATTAGCAAGATTAATAAATTACAATCCAAGCAGAAATAAACCTGCTATTGGATTATTAAAATTCAGTTCTGTGTCAACAACTGAAGATGTGAGAGATAGTGCCGGAACAAGTTTAGCAGGACTTAATATTGTATGGAATGATTCTGCAAATCCTAATTACAGAGAACACTTCATCAATATTTTAAACGCATTCAACACAGATGGACAAAAATTTGGAAGTCCGCAGGACTCTAATACAATTGGTGGAATACAAACTGAAGTTTATAATTCTAGATCTGCAAACACAGACTTGCCAATGTATGGCTTCAGTAGATCTGTAAGTGGAATTACAAGAAATTTTGAAATTGTTTCATCTGCCATATCAGGTTCGGAAGAAATATATGAACCAGTTCCTGTACCTGGAAGTGGCTTTAGTTATTGTTATAGAACTGATGGCGCAGGTGACACTTCTCCGAACACAGGATTTTTCTGTTTATTCAAACAAGGTTCTTTAGAGCAACAAGATTTTACAATATCTGAATCAGTTACAAATTTAGTCAAGCCAATTGATTCTGCGAATATAAACAATTCAGATGTATGGTTATGGCAAATGGATGACTTCGGCCAGCCAAACAAATTGTGGACGCAAGTTTCCAACACATCAGGAAACAATGCTATCTATAATTCACTAGCAAATAATGTGAGAGACATTTATAACGTTGTAACAAAAGCCGATGATAAAATTGATTTAGTTTTTGGTGACGGTAACTTTGCAAATATTCCTCTTGGAAGATTTAGAGCATATTACAGAACAAGTGATAATGAAAAATTTAGCGTACAACCTTTTGATTTGAAAAATATTCAATTGAATATTAATTACACAGATGCAAATGGTGGAAATCAAACTCTAACTGCAAGTGTAAGTTTAGAACAGTCTATATACAATGCTTCAGAAACAGAATCAAATGATTCTATTAAAGAAAAAGCACCACAAGTTTATTATTCTCAAAACAGAATGATCACAGCAGAAGACTATAATGTTGTACCTTTGTCAGCATCACAAAATATTATAAAAATAAAATCAGTGAACAGAACAGCATCAGGTATATCAAGAGCAAAAGAAGTTGTTGATCCTTCAGGATCTTATTCAAATACAAATGTTTTTGCAGATGATGGAATATTATACAGAGAAGAGTCAACACCTAGTTTTACTTTTACATTTAAAAATAAAAATGATATTTTAAATGTGCTTAATACACATATTGAGGGTAAACTTAAAGAAGCATACTCAAGACAATTTTTTTATTTAAAATATGCCACAAAAGATTTGTCCACATTGACAGCAACGTGGAACAGCACTACAACAGGAACCAACACCAACACAGGTTATATCAAAGCGGCAGGACCATTAGTTGTAGGAGAATATTCAACAAGTAATTTAAAATTTGTAAAAACAGGATCATTGATTAAATTTACCTCACCTGATACACGAGAATTTTTAAATGGAAAACTTGTCACAGCAGGAACATCACAAGCACAGGATAGAGCCTGGGCAAAAGTAAGTGAAATAGTAACAGATGGTGCAAATGGTGGTGTAGGGAATTTAGATTCGGGAAAAGGACCAATCACGTTAGCAGACATTATTCCAGATGGTGCTGTGGTGTCTAAGGTTATTCCAACATTAACAACAGTATTAGGCGTTACACTTAAAAATGACTTACAAGACAGAATAAATGCATATGAAAATTTTGCAATCAGATATGACGAAACAACATCAACTTGGAAAGTAATTACAACAACAAATATAAGCACTAGTTCGGTTTTTGATCTTTCCTTTGCTGGAAACACAGATGGAACAAATTTAGATCAAAGTTGGTGGTTTAACTTTACAAACGATGGATCAACTTACACAGTAACGTACAGAAAATTAGATTATATTTTTGAATCTGAATCACAAAATAAATT